GTACGCGGTATCAATATACCAAGTTCCATTTAACTTTACTAACCGTTGAGGAGGAATCTTTGTATATTCATTTGATACATTGTTAAAAACTTTAACAGGAATAACAAACCCTGGTATTTTATCCTCTAGATTCTTCTTGTCTTCTGCAGCAGAGAGTCTACTACCGTAATCCGCATTCGATGGTGGCTCAAATGCACCTGCACCAAGTTGGCTACTAATTTTTGATGCAATCGCATTGGCTACAATATCAAAAAAAGCATTTATAACTTGATTGTTGTTAAGATTATCCTTATTTTTTAAAATAGTATTAATTGCAGCAGAAATTCTAGAGGTTTTGTTGGCACCTAGCTCATCGACTTTTTTTTCTAGAATTTCTTTAAGTTGAGACTGGCTTCTTACTGAATCAGCATCGCCGTATGCTTGAACAAGACTATACCTTACTTGTTTCCACCAATCAATTAACCCACGTGCCATCATGGTTACTGCGCGATCTTTCATCATGCGAGCTTTAACATCTTGAAAACTCAATCCTGATAACATCCCGCCGATATTTTTTAGAAATGATTTAGTAGCGGTGCCAATATCACGAATATCGTAGTATTCTGCTTCAGTAACAATTGATGTGTTGTTAGGTGTTATGTCATTGATCTTCATCGGTACGCTTAAGGCTCCGTTCAAATTTTCTTGGATCCCGCGACCGAATAGCGTTTAATAGTTTACGGTTTAAAACTTCTGCATCTTCTTCAGAATAATTAGAGTCAATAAACTCCATTAATCTAATAGCACTAGAAATTACATTATTGGCACGACTCTCAACCAAATGGGAGCGGTCGCGCTCTACATATAAACTTTCTAATTCTTCAAGAATGCTTCGTGTGCGTTTTTGCATCGCGGATCTCTTTCTATATCGTATTTATGTTAAGAGCCGCTCTTCATCTTGTTCAGCAAGTTGTTAAGCATCGCGCTGTCGACGTTGCCCTGAACCTTTGGCGCTTCTTCTGTACTATTCATTTTACTTACAGGCTTAATATTACTCATACTAAATCCTCCAGTGCCCGGAATAGCAGAATCTTCAGACTGTTCACAATCTGAAATGCGCAATGTGTTAATATCAAATTCCAAGTCTACTTTACTACCTACACCTGAGCTCGAACGTGTTTTCATTAACTGTATCTGATAGCGTCCACGTTCGCGCATTGCGCGACTTGTAAAAATACCAAACACATTGTCTGCGGTGTTAATCTTTGAAATACCACCCGAGATGTGCGAGTGGTCAAACTCAATTTCTTCTACTGCTGAACGGTTTAACTGCGATGCTGTTACAAGTACAACGTTTAATTCTTTTGCCAGGTTACGAATTTCTTCAGATACATATTTGTCCTTAACAAACAAATCGCTTGGGCTAACTTTAGCACTTACAGGCATTAACAAGTCCAAATAGTCAATACACAAAAAGTCTACAGTAACACCGGTTTGAATTTGTAGTTCTTTAATATAACTGCGAATATCGTTTACTGTGCTTTGTGCTGGCATATATTTAATACGGAACTTACCAGACTTCTTCTGCATCATTTTAACTTTCATCTCAACGTTATCAATGTCCTTGAACACTTCTTTACTTGATGTATTTGTCATCATCGAATCGATACGCATTGAGCATAAGTCTTCAGAAAGTTCTAACGAAATGTATACACCATTGAGTCCGGCAGTTACCCAGTTTACACTTAAATTTTGCATAAACAAGGATTTACCCGAACCCGAACCACCAGCAAAAATCTGTAGTTCACCTCTATTAAATCCGCCATACAACGCACGATCTAAATTAAGCCACCCTGTGCTCACTTGTCCGTTGTTGCTCTTGATATTCATTAGACGTGTGCGAGGATCTTCAAAGTAATCTGTGCCCATGTCTTTGTGTAGACTAATCTGTACTGCGTCTTTGATTAGTTTTTCAACTGGGTCAAAGTTACCTTTTTCAAGCATATCTGCGCTTTTAAGAATAGCACGCTCTAATTCTTGACGCTTGGTAAACTTTTCAAACTCGTCCATAAACCAATCATAGTGTCCGTCTTTTATTTCGGGTGGAATTGGTTTTAGTTTTGTTCCTACCGCAGCATTAAGTTGTTCCAATTCAGGCATGGTCTTGTACTTGTCGCTATGCTCTTTGATAAATGTTGCTGCTTCGCGCAAACTTGGATCAAAGTTGTCTACGTTATAGATGTTTTGCACACGCACATAACTCTGTGCATCTGCCAGCATCATTTCTAAGAATAATTTCTGGATTTCGACTGTGTATTCTTTCATAATTTCCGTTCGAGAACTTTACGTGCTAACTCAATTTTAATCTTGCTTGAATTCTTGTTCTTGATAATACTTATTAGTGTAGACAGTTTGCCATAACGCTTTACTGCATCATTAACATCCTTTATGTCTGCGTCCCAGTCTGGAATACTTACACTAAATCCATATTTCACAGCATCATCAATTAACGCTAATCCTGCGCTATCCTGATCAGGCACTACAACAATTTCTCTATTAAGTTTTCGTAATACTGCTGCTTGTGTGTCGCTGATTCTGTTTGTTGTCACTGATACACCATCAATGCTTAATGCGTCAAATTGCCCTTCAACAACTATTGCAAACTGCCAATCATCATGTTGTAAGTCTACGCCAAATACATATCCTGCTGCTGAACAGTTGTTTAGATATTTTGGTTTACGATCGTCGAGAAAGCGTGTGGTCCAACCGACAATCTTGTTGTTGTATGTGTATGGGATCAGGATACCAGATCGTGCTTGATCTATGTCCGTCATATATGGATACGCCCACGGATCTATTCCTCTGTTGCGCAAATACGCTAACAATTCAACATCATTATCGTCAATTAACCGGGCAGTTTCTGGTAGTGCAACTTCTGGAAAACTTATTCGTATTTCTTCTTCTTGACGTTCGCGAATTAATTGATTAATGTTTTTGTGTTTTAAACTGTCAAGTGTTAAACGTTGTATCTCAATATCTGGAACACCCATCCAGGATAATAATCGTTGCGCTTTGTAACTTACAGGATAACCAAGAGTAAAACTAGCAGTATAGCCACAGTTGAAACAGTGATAGCTCCAATCTGTATCGCTTGAGAATTTGAAGCCACCGCGCTGTTTGCGGTCAGCAGTTTCTCCATTATGCACGCAACACGGAGCATCAAAACTAGTCCAGCCGGAACTGTTGGTTTTTCGTTTTCCGTTGATGTAAGATAGTACATTTAACACCGTTATATTATAATGGATTTTGCATACATTTGCAAGTGTTTGGCTAAATGAATTGATCCTTTTTCATTGGCATGTTTGCCCGGAGCAAGCATATCGCCAGATACTTCGCCTCGCATGTTCCAACTTGGATGCGTTACTAAATTAGACAAATACGGTGGCGGAAATACATTAACCATTAACAACTTAACCGCATTTGTATTACACCAATTATAAAAGAATTCAGTGGTTTCCCAATAACGTATACGTTCAACAGTTTCGTCTTCGTTGTACATATAATGATGCTTTACAAAAGAGTTCCAAGGATGGTGATCATGCATTATGTGATTATGTACAAAATTGTTGCCGTTCCACCAACTGTTGCGACTTGATTCTGTTAAACCTACTACCACAAGTGTTTCTCGCGGAGAGGCATCTGTGTGCCTATGTTCATCATTTAACCAATGATAAAATTCCCAAACTGTACCTTGTAGACTATTTCCACTCACTCCATAATTTTCAACAGTTAATCCAAGAAGTTTTCCTAACTGTCCTACAGTACAGTTTTCTTCTCGGTATAAACGTTTTTCTTTGTTAGAAGCGGCAGGATCTGGGTGTACAATTTCATCACCATGAATCCAACTATCGCCAAATGCAGCAATATTGCGAATCATATGTATAATTATGGTTAGTAATTAATGCGAACTGAATTTACTGTGCCGTCTGTGTATTCAACCACAGCACGTAGCCATACAAAGTTACCTGTAAAATTAACCGCTGTATTGCCATCTTCTTGTGTTGAGCCATCTGAAAATACAGTAACGTTTGCCCAGTCTGTGGAACCAGGACTTGTAACTAAACTGCCCTGAATGGTAACGGTTCCAGTGAAGCCTGTTACAGAAAATAGCGCAGTATGGCGACCGTCGGCTTGTCCGTAGTACCCGTTGCCTTTAACAGCAGAACCAGTTACGGTTTGAACAGAGCTATCGCCTGGATGCGTTTGCTGTGAAACTAAAAGTTGTGTAGTAATTTGCGCCATATCAATATTTATCTTACATATACGCTGCCAACAGTACCACTAGTACTATCAACTTTCAAACGCATATAGCTGTGTAAGCCTTCTACATTAATGTATTTTGTGTTTGAATCTGCGCTACTAAATGTAGCAGAAGTTAAATCATACCATTCTGTTCCGGTAGGCGATCCTTGTACAGTTACAGTACCTACAAACGAACTGTTTGTGTATTGTACTGTTTGTAAATATTGTTCCGGTTGCCATTCTGAACTGTAGTTCGTTTGTCCTGCTGTAAAACTTGGTAGAGTTATTTCTGAACTTGCTACAAACTCTGGCATAGCACTATCAGCGATGTAAAGTACACCACGTGCTCCAGCATTATCGTCTACATACACAGGTTCTGTAAGTGTTGAACGGTCTACTGTGATAGAATAATTTGCTAGTTGAGATTGTACATTGTCTAAGTCTGATTCAACAATAGTAAGTTTTGCCTGCCCTCGTGTAGCACTAACTGTTTCTAAATCTCTAGCAAATAATAGTTCTGTACCATCTCTGCTCATTACACGACAAGTAAATGTTAGTCCTGTAATGTCCACTGGCTTTTGATCCTGATTTAAAAATCTAAACAGGATAACGTTATCGACGCCTTTGCTGGCTTTTAGGTTCTTGCTGTACACAGGATTCCACCTCACATTATGATAGGCTCCGCTGTTGTCCAATAACAACACTACCTGAGTTTGCTGATATAAATATGCTAAAGTTGAATACATAACCACGGAGCCTTTATATACTATTTATGGATACTGAGCTATTCGAAAAGATCACAGACAGATACCCGTTCTTGTCAATAGTTCGGTATGCGGAAAATGAGCACGTTGGTATTATACTAAACCAAGACGCTAGTGTTACTACCATGTATGATTTTGGTAGTATTTTTGAAGAAGAACTGAAGAGAATGTTCTTAGAATTAGGTGAGATTTGGTGGTGGGAAAGTAATCATACTATCCCTATTAACATCTTCTTAAAGAGCGATTGGGAAGTTTTTAAACCCTATCTAAAGACTTTCAATAATAAAAACTTAGAAGTCGTTTCGGGACAAGTTACAAGTTTGTCTGACTTAACAAAGAATCGTAAAAAGCGTAAATCAATTACTCTTGTAAGGCGAGTTGATTAACAATATTCATATGTAGTGCTACAAGATGTGCGTAGCTGACCGCATGCGATTTTTTAAATGTGTAGCCTTCTTCTGTTTTATCCCAAATAGTTTCTGCTACTTCTGCCCAGGGCTTTCCAATTAAGTGTTTCTTACCTGGACGAATCATAGCTAAGAACATTGCCATACGAGGAATAGAATTCACATCAAGATTCTTTAGCGTGTCAGCATAGTTATTAATGTGTATAATCTTTTCTACAAATTCGCGTTCGTGTAATCTGTGCCACGGTGGTTCTGTATTCATTAATTGATCGTAGTGTGTTTGATCCTTAATATGTTCATAAACGTGAACATTAAGGAAATCAATCTTAAAATATCCTAGATCTTCTGCTGTTTTGTAATCAATACTTGCGCAATTGCATACCGGATCTGTTGGGATTGGTGTTACATATACACCAGAATTATGTTTACGATCTTGCTGTCGTGCTGGTATGTGTTTGATTAAATTTAATATACTATCTCTGTTGCCAAAGTCAATGTCAATATCTGCACTCATTTTAAAATCTCGTAAATCTCGTCACTGGTATCAAACCAATTTCGCACATTAATTTCTTTATTATATCTTTTTTCTAATCCTGCGGAGACGTAGCTTTCTTCTAATAGAGTAAGTTTTGGAAGAGAA